AACTTACAGAAGATGAACAAGATGAATTAAGAAGTGCTGGTATGCCAAATTTCACAGTTAATAGGATTACTCCTGTTATTGAAATGATGAAATTTTTTGCAACTGCAAATACTCCTAGATGGCAAGCTGTTGGAGCTGAAGGAAGTGATGCAGATGTGGCTGCTGTACACGCTGATATTGCTGATTATTGTTGGTATAATTCAAATGGTGATAGTATTTATGCTCAAGTAATTCAAGATTCTCTTGTTAAAGGAATAGGGTATATTCAAGTTGATGTAGACCCAAATCAAGATAGAGGATTGGGAGAAGTTGTTTTTAAAAGAGTAGAGCCATTTGATGTTTATCCAGACCCTACATCAAGAGATTTTTTATTTAGAGATGCAACTTATGTAATGATAAGAAAAAACTTGCCAAAACAGCAAGTTATAAAATTATTTCCTGATAAAGCACGACAAATAAAAAATGCAAATAGTGATTCTGCTGGAGAAAATAACTATTCAAATAGAGATGCATTAGAAACAGATTTAATATTTCCAGCTGATACTACTGGAGATGCTTATGATTCAACAGGTCAGGAAGATACTATAATAGATTATTATGAATCTTATAGTAAAGAAAAAGTATTATTTATGAATGTTTTTGTAAATATGCCTCCAGGCCCTGCTGAAATGGAAGAATTAAAAAAACAAGTTGAAATTGATTTAAAAGATTATGAAGCTGAAATGATGGTTCGTGTTGAAGAACAAGCTCTTCAATTAGCAGAATCTGTTCAAAAAGGTGAAATGATTGAAGAAAGAGCTCAACTTGAATTAGAAAGAGCAAGAAGAGAAGCCATTGAATCAGTTGACCAACAAAGAATGATTCTATTAAATAAATTAAAAGAAAAAGAATCTAAAGTTGAAAATCGTATAATGACAAAAGCTGAATACGATATAATTATACAAGATAAAAAAATATCTGATACAATTGTAGATGCAATTGAATTTCACGAAGATAGAATAAAATTAACAATTGTTGTCGGAGATAAACTTTTATATGATGATATTTTACCTATTAAAGAATATCCAATTATTCCTTTTGTATATCAATACACAGGAACTCCTTTCCCAATAGGAGCTGTAAGTCCTTTAGTTGGAAAACAACAAGAATTAAATAAAGCTCATCAAATATTAATACACAATGCTAACTTAGCATCTAATTTAAGATGGATGTATGAAGAAGGTTCTGTTCCAGAAGATGAATGGGAAAAATATTCATCTGCTCCCGGTGCCTTATTAAAGTATAGACAAGGATTTGCCCCTCCTACACCAGTTCAACCCCTTCCACTAAACCAAGCCTTTTATGGCATTACCCAAAACGCAAGGTCGGACATGGAATATGTAGCTGGGGTATATTCTTCAATGCAAGGTGATACAGGTGCAGGCCCAGAAACATATCGTGGATTACTTCAAATGGATGAATATGGAACTAGAAGAATAAAACAATGGATGCAAAATGTTATAGAACCTGCATTAGAACATCTTGGTGTTATATTTAAAGATTGGGCACAAGATACATATTTAGCTCATAAAGTATTTAGAATAATACAACCAAATAATATAAATGAAGAAAAACTTGTAGAAATAAATATTCCTATATTTGACGATTTTGGTAATGCGGTGGGAAAATGGAATGATTATTCTTCTTCACAATTTGATGTAAGAATAATAGGTGGTTCAACATTACCATTAAATAGATGGGCTTTATTAGAAGAATATTTTAAATGGTATCAATCTGGATTAATTGATGATGTTGCTATGTTACAAGAAACAGATGTAAGAAATAAAGAATCTATAATTAAACGTAAATCGGTATATATGCAATTAAGAAATCAAATAGAACAATTAGATGAAATAATTAAAGATAGAAATGGTACTATAGAAACACTAGAAAGACAATTAGTACAATCTGGCATTAAAGAAAAAGTACAAGATGCTGATATGTCGATACAAAAAGATGTTCTTGAAAGTGAAGCAGCTCAATCAGCATATAGAAATAAATTAAAAAATGAAACTAATATAAAAATGAAAGAACTAGGAATGGCAATTGGGGCTAGACAAAAAGAAATAGAGTCTAATAAACCTGATGCTAAAGAATAGTTGATTTTATTGCTATTGCTAAATTAAATTAAGGAGAAATTATGGCTGACAATAATACAGACAACCTAGCTATACTTGAAAACAATAGTATAGATAGCCCTGAAAATGATATGCCAAAAGCGGCTGACGATTTTTTTGAAGCTCTTGACCGTAAGGTAAATGAAGGGATACTGGAGCAAGAAGATGAACCAGCAGAAGTGCAAAGTGAAAAAGTGGAAGAAACCTCAGAAATGAGCCCAGAAACTAATTCGCAAGAGCATAATTGGGAAAAGAGATATGGTGATTCTAGCGCAGAAGCTAAACGACTTAACTCTCGTTTAGGCGAATTAGAACCCTATATACCTGTTCTCGATGCAATGAGAAAAGACCCCAATTTAGTTTCTCATGTGAAAAACTACTTTGAGGGTGGTGGTTCAACCCCGAAATCAGTAACGGAGCAACTTGGTTTGGATGACGATTTTATATTTGATGCTGATGAAGCTGTCACAGACAGCAGTTCTGATTCAGCAAAAGTTCTTCAATCTACAATAGATGGTGTTGTACAACAACGTCTAGGTAGATATGCAAAAGAACAAGAAAGTCAAAATAATCGTACAACGGCTGAAAAGGAATTTAGGTCAAAACATGAAATGAATGATGAAGAGTGGAAAGAATTTATTTCTTTTGCTAATTCTCGTTCATTATCATTAGATGATATCTATTACCTTAAAAATCGTGAAAACCGTGATAAAAATGTAGCTGATTCTGCAAGAAAAGATATGACTGAGCAGATGAAGCGTGTTAGACAGAAACCACAAAGTGCATCTGCAGTTGGTGGAGCAAGTAGGTCTGATAATTCATCACACGAAGACCAAGTATTCAACAGTATTTTAGGATTGGACTCTGAACTAGAATCAATGTTTGGCTAATGCCAATCATTTAACTAAACTAAGGAGTTTATTATGGCTTCAGACGTATTAGGTATAAGTACCTATTCTGACGTAGCAGCTTGGTCTGATGGAACTAGTAAAGATACTGGTGACCTCAGGCGGAAATATAACTTCGGAGATAGAGTTTCTGAATTAGCAATAAATCAAGACCCTTTCTTCCGTTTTGTATCTAAAGTTGCAAAAAAGCCTACTGATGACCCTGAGTTTAAGTTCACAGAACGCAGACACTCTTACCATAGACGATACGCTTATGTATCAGGCTGGGTTGAAAGCAATGGAACAGAAGTACTTGGTGGCAGTGCCGGAGATGCAGATTTAACTGCGTCTAATGATGGTGGCGCACCTGACTCTATGACAGCTGGAGATACAGTTAAGGTATTTATGTCAACTGATTATAAATCTGCTGGTAATGCCCAGAATATTTATGGTCAATCTGGTAGCAAAATAGATATAGGCTCTAGTGGTACTAGACCCACTTTCTTTATGCAAGACCAAGTTGTTCGTATACCTTTATCATCTACTGATGGTGGTGGAGATGCTGGCAGTGAAATTCTAGGCCGTGTAAAATCTGTAACAGATTCTCTTACTAAAGATAGTAGGGAATGTGTTATGCTAGAACTAGAAGTAGTAAAAGTTGCAGCTTCTGGCTATAATTATTTAGCTGGATGGTCTAGTGACGAACTTGCTTTTGGTGCTTCAGCAGTACAAGTACATGGAAAGAAAATCGCTTCAGAACTTGAACCTGTAAGGAGTCATGTAGTAGGTACAGCTCATTCACAAGGAGCTGGATATCCTGAGACATGGAAAGACCAACCGTTTAGCACAGGATTTGGATTAACTCAAATCTTTAAAACATCGTTGGCAATGGACAATACAACTCGTGCAACAGTGCTAAAGTACGAGCCTAACGAGTTCGCAAGAATATGGCGTGAAAAGTTAATTGAACATAAATGGGATATCGAACAAGCTTTGCTTTTCGGTTCTCAAGGTTCAACTAATGGCGTTCAGTATACTCAAGGTGCAGTTGATTTTATTTCTAATTATGGAAATGTTTTCAGCTTGACATTAGCAACAAAAACTCAAGATGATTTTCTTGATGATTTGTCTAATTACCTTGACCCAAGATACAACAATGCAAATGCATCTGTATTCTTTTGTGATACTGCAACATACAATTGGCTAAATAAGCTAAGTGGATATTTTGCAAACAACATCGGTATGGTTGGCCCTGGCAACTCTGCTCCTGATGATGCTTCATTAGGTCGTTATGACTTTGCTAAGGCAGGCTCTTTAAAACGATTTGGTGTTGCAATTAACGTAATTTCTACTCCATACGGAGATATGAAAGTCGTTAGAAATGTACACTTAGACAAGAGTCCTATTAAGATGCTTGCCGTAAACATGAGGTATTGTAATTACAGACCTCTTGCTGGTAATGGTCTTAATCGTGATACAGCTATTTATGTTGGAGTTCAAACTCTGGAAAATAGTGGTGTTGACCGCAGAGTTGACTTAATTCAAACCGAAGCTGGGATGGAATGGCAAATGCCTGAAGCTCATGCTTATTGGTCATAATATAAGGAGATAATCTATGGGATATTTAGGTAATCCAATGTATGGACAAAATAAGCACGACAGGCAAGCTGATGGAAGGTTAGGTGCTGTAGAGCATTTTAAACCGGCATCAGATGGCACAGTAGCATCGCCTTCTAAAACACTCACAGCTAGTGACGCAGGTAACTATTATTTTATTGATATCTCTGCAAATACAGCAGCATTTGTTTTACCAGATGCAGCAGTATCTAGAGGAGCTATCTTTACATTTATAATGGCTATTGAGAGTGACGCTGAAGCTACTAAGGATTTTATCCTTGCTACCGCAGCAGCTACCACATACTTAATGGGAGCCGGCATTGATGGCGGTGGTGTTCACGACCAACCTTCTGATGATGATTTTATTCAATTAGATTCATCTGATGGAGCAATTGGAGCTGGTGATAGAGTTCAAGTCATTTGTGATGGTTCACATTGGTATGTATTAGAAGCAACTGCTTTAACAGCTGGTGCTTGGAATACTGGAACTGCTAGTCGTTCATAATCTGAAATTCGTGAGGTAATAACACGATATAACGATTCAAATAATGGGGGGCTGTTGTATTGCACTTCAGCCCCCACACATTGAAAGATTTAAAATATGGCAACATTTGAAGCACAAGTAGAAGGACAAACTGGATTATCAATAGATGGTAGCAGTTCTCCTACACAAACTGAATTAACACAATTTTTAAAAGATGGTGTTATAGATGTTACAAATAGATGCTTAAGTATTAATCCTAGAGAAGCAAATAATTTTTCTAGAGAAAGTGCAGAACAAACAAGTAATGGAATAAATGTTGGTTCAAGTAAGATACTTTCAGTTGTTAGAGAAGATGGAAATGATGGTCAATGGTATCCATGTAGAAAAGAAAGTATTGGATTACAATACAAAGTAACAGATACTAGTAGTTTACACTATGCATCTAAATACAATCCAGTCTATATGATTACTCAAAATAGAAATGTTCATGTATATCCAGCTCCATCAACATCTGGAAATGATACATTCAAAGTTTTATATGTTAACTATGACCCAGAAGAGTCAGATGGAACTGATTTACAATATGATAGTACTGGTATAAAATGGTTTCCAGATGATAAAGTATATTTAGTAGTATTATATGCATCAATAAAATCATTAGAAAATTCATTGTCTGCTAAAAGTTTACCAGATGCAATTACAATTCCTGTTCTTCCATCTAGTGTAAGTTTGTCAAGTGTAAGTACAAGCTTACCATCATTTACTGAACCTAGTGCATTTGTACCACCTGCTTCTTTAGCAGATGCAAATGTTTCTTTTAGTGAAGTTGGAGATTTTCCTGCATATGTAAGTCCATCTTTTAGCGCTCCTACATTAGGAAGCGTTGGAAATTTAACATTACCTAGTGTACCAGTAGCTCCATCTTTAACTAGTAATAGTGTATCTTTTAGTACAACAGCTCCTTCATATAATGAGCCAGTTCTTTCGTTAACTACATTTCCTACAATTACTTGGTCTTTTCCAAGTGTACCAGTAGCGCCTTCCATATCAGCTCAGACAGTTGCTGATTTTTCTAGTAGCGCTCCAACATATACACAACCAGTTCTTTCTTTAGGAGATGCTCCAACTATTTCAGATTTAAGTATATCTGTTTCTGTTCCTGTTCCTCCAGAAACAGCTAGTTTTACTTCACCTAGTATTGATACTACAACAGTATCTAATCTTGGAGTTCCTCCTACTTATACAGCTCCAACTGCAACTGGTAATGCTGGATTAACTGGCATAGAGGCCGGTACAGTAGATGATGCAACAGATAAAATAGAATTTGATACTTGGTGGGATGTGGCAGGAGATTTAATTGAATCAGAAGAAGATATTGAATTAGCTCAAGCGCAAATACAAAAAATTAATTCTTATATACAAGCCTATTCAGGCGCTATGCAAAATAAATTAAATGAGTTTAATGATGCAAATGCAGAATATCAAGGTAAGTTACAAGAAGCTATTCAACAAGCTCAAATAAATGCTCAGCGGGCCTCTCAACAAACTTCAATAACACTCCAAAAAGAAAATCAAGAATATGGTACTAAGTTGCAAAAGTACAGTAATGAATTACAATCGTATCAACAGCAAGTAAATAAAGAAGTACAACAATATCAACAAAATCTTGAGGGTGATTTAAAAGTGTGGCAAGCTGAAAGACAAACTGATATTCAAAAGTTTTCAGCTGATATACAAAATGCAGTAAATCTATTTAATAAAGAGAATGTTATTTATCAAGCAACTGTACAAGAAAAAATACAAGAAGCTCAACTTGCTGATTCTAATGAAGCTAAAAAACTTCAAAAATATCAACAAGAAATAAGTAGTTATGGAGCTGAAGTAAACAAAGTTGTTAATGGAAATAAATCTCAAATAGATGAATGGCAATCAAGAAATGCAATTGAAATGCAAAAATATGGAAGTGATATACAAAATAGATTAAATACATTTAATAAAGAAAATGTAGAATACCAGGCCCAGCTACAAATATCAATACAGAATGCTCAACTATCACAAGCAGATGATGGACAAAAATTACAAAAATATTCTTCAGAAGTAGGTTTATATCAAGCTGAAGTAAATTCTAAAATACAAGAATGGGTTAATGAAGAATGGAATCAGAATTTCTTAAAATATCAAAATGATTATGCATCATTATTAAAAGAATATGGAACTGATATTCAATCAGAATCAGAGCGAGTAAAAAATGATGTTCAAAATTATCAACAAAAAGTTGCTAAAGCATTACAAACATATCAAGCAGAAACTGGATATGATATAGCTAAGTTAAATGCTGATATTCAAAAAGAAAGTCAAAGATTCACACAAGACTTAGCAAAACAAACCACTTCCTATAAATCAGATTTAGAAAAATATCAAGCTGAAGCAGGAAAAATAAATCAAGACAATCAAAGTAAAATTGCTAAATTTAGCGCAGAAGTTCAATCATTTTCATCTGAGTTAGCAAATAAAGTACAAGAATTTAACTCTAGAATGCAAAAATCAATTGCTGATTATGGATGGATGGAGAGTAGAATGAAAAACTTAAAAGAACAATACAATACTGCCTTTACAATAATGGCAGGAGCAGTTCAAAGAGAACAACAACCAACTGCACCTCCAGAACAACAAAGGCAACAACAACAATATAGGAGATAAACATGGCCGATAAAGTAACATTTGCAGTAAGTTGTACTCCACAAGAAGAATTGACAAATGAAAATTCTGGAAATACTTATGTAATTGCAAGTGAAGTAAATAAATCATTAGGTGGTAGTGGAACCGCAACATGCGCTAATTTTGGTGGAACTGCAGCTGACCAAGGCTATTTAAATGCAACTGTTAATTATATGGAAGCAATAGATTCAGCAGATACAACTGATATTAGTTCTGAAGGTACTGCAACTTTTGTTTTTATAAAAAATACTGGTTATACATTTAGTTCTGCAACAGCATTAGGAGATGCTTTAGATAAATCTTTAAAAGTAATGAGTGGTTCAACTCTTATTTCTGTTTTAGATGCTGGAGAAGCAATAGTTTTAAAAGATGATAATGCAGGAATAGCATGTACAGGTATTCATGTTAGAACAGTTGATACAGATGGAAGTAATAATACAAGTGCAGGTCATTTAGCTGTAGAATATTTAGTTGTAGATTAATGACTGTTAAAGAAATGATGGAAAGGTCTGGTGTTAATAGTACTGGACTTGCTTTAGCATGGATAAAAGATGCTATTCATACTATTAAGTCTTCTCATGGAGAAGAAATAAAAGTAAATAAACAGAATATTATTGATGGTGAAAGAGAATATATCTTACCACTTGATATGGTTGCTTTAAAATCTATATCAGTTAAAGATACTTCTGATTCAAAATATAAGAAAATAAAACGTCTGTCTTTTGACCCAGTGGTTTCAGAAGATACAGACCCAGAGTAAGGAGAGATTATGTTTGTTAGTTCAAAGTCAAAAGAAGAAAAAGTAAAAACAAATAATGTTATTAATAAGAAACCAGAAGATAAATTTGCAATGCTTTTACAAAAAATAACTTTATTAGAACATAAATTAGATAGTATGGGTAATGTTGTAGACAAATTAAGGAATAGAGCTGGTGTATGAGTTATAGGACTCATAAATATTGGTTTTATCAACTTCAAGGAAGATATATACATCTTTGGCAAATAGCAGATGGTTCTGTTATTGATACATTAGGTGATTATAAAGTACGTCTTCCAGCAGAAAGAATAGCTCCACAATTAATTTATCCAGATGAAGATATTTCTAATGGACTTAGAATTGAATATACTGCATTTTCTGAAAGTGATTTATTTATATCAGAATCATTAGAAACTACTTCAGCTAGAGCATCTGGAACGGATATTAGTTTTGCTCTTTCAGGAACAAGAATAACTTCAGATAATACTAATAATTTTTGGGATACAACAAGTGGGTTTGCAGTAGGTGATAAAATTAGAGTAATAGGCTCAACTAGTAATGATGGTGATTATACTATTGATAGTTTTAGTGGAACTGGTAATTCAAATATGGTTGTTTCTGGTTCTACATTGACAGATGAAAATACTGGAGAAAGTATTACAATATATCAAATTCCTAAGACTGGGGCTACCGCTGATGAAACTGCTCATGTTAATTTAAATAGGATGTTATGTCTTGCTGTTGTAGATTTTATGAAAGCAAAACAACTAGAATTACAAGGAGATATTCAAGCAAAAGAATATTATATGAAAGAATTTTGGAAAAAGGTTGCTGATGACCAAAGTAATAAAAGAAATATATCTATCAGTACTCCTATTCCAACCTACTCAGTTAGGTAAATATAGACTCATATGCCCATGAGAATTGTCAAGCTCGGTAAGGCATAGAAAGGAAACAAGATGGCAGGTGTTCAAAGTTGGAGCGTCAGAGAAACTGGCTCTCCTATCGCAGTAGCAGAAATTAAAACAGCAACTAGTGGTACTGCAGTATCATTCACATCAACTACACGGGCCTTAATGGGTATCGTTGTACCAACAAATTCACATGATTTAACATTAAATTTAGCTGGTGGTGGTTCACTAGTAATACCCGGAGCTGCTGTATCAGCTTTATTTGCTCCCGGTGCAATTGTACCATTTGCTTGTGATTCGTTTTATTTTGGTAGCACTGAAACTGGTTTTAAAGTCGTAGGTATTCTCTAATGTCAATGAGTAGACCCGCCTCGTTATCAGGCGGTGGAACTATATATGGTGACATCACTATCACAGGTGATTTAAAAGTAGAAGGTGGTGGCTCATTTACATACGATGAGATAATTGAAGGTAATTTAGAAATTGATAC